GATGGAATTGTAACAGTTTTCCCAACAGAAAATTAACCCCAGAGTTTGTGCAAAATTCAACAGGTGCAGAATTACATAGATTTACATGGTTGGATGACAGTCGCATAGGTGAACTTCCGCCTGAATGGAATTGGTTACCAGATGAATATGGTGTAAATCCCAAGGCCAAACTGTTACATTACACACTGGGCACACCATGTTTCCATGAATTTGCCACAACACCACAAGGCGATGAGTGGCACAGAGAAAGACTATTCACAGAATATTGTCAACAGCGAATTGATTAAATGATGGACGAAAAGAATCTCGTCATGTACATATACAAGACTGATCGACGTACCAAATTGGGCGAGCGTCTTATATCCACTACAGTATGGCAGAACAGGGACGATGCAGAGAGATCGCGTGAGCTCCAATACAAACTGTGGCCTGTCAGCCAGGGCTATCGTATAGAGTTTGTGGTCTCTGCGATGAACTCACTGAGTGGTAAGAAGATAGTTGTAGCAGATACCCCCAGTGTACCGCCACCACATAAGTATGAAAATCTTCCACCAGCTATTAATTCAATAGTAGATAAACTAATAGAATATCGTGTAGACGCAAATTGTGAATATTACACTGCTACAAAACAAAGCATCATTGACGAGGTAAACAAATTGACAGATAACAAACTATATGGCATTGAGAGTGACTGGGCCGACGAGCATGTTAGAATTAAAAAAGGACAGAAATTTGATCCTTACATTCAGGGATTTATTCTTGGGTCCGGCGGACAAATAACTGCTTATGATAAAATTTCAAACAATGTCAATGTTCCGCTAGTGGTAAGAGGAATCAGATCAATGAAGGCCATTCATCAATGTTGGGGTACTGGCAATCCATTTTATTACATTGACACTGGATATTTTGGAAATAAACTAAAATTAAAAAATTATCATCGGGTAACTTTTAATCATTTGCAAAATATAAGTCCTATAGTTGATCGGCCCGATGATCGATTAAGAAAAATTGGATATCAGCCTTGCAAGTTTCGACGAGGATCAAAGGTATTGCTATGCCCGCCATCAGACAAAGTAATGATGTTTTTTAATCTTGATTTAGATCAATGGATGGAAGAAACTCTACTGGAACTTAAAAAACATACTGATAGAGAAATTGTTATAAGACTGAAAAAAGGAAGGACTGAACGTCTTACTACAGACACATTTGAAGATGCATTAGCACAGGATATACATTGTGTAGTAACATATAACAGTATTGCCGCTGTTGAGTCTTTGATGTTAGGCAAACCAGCAATTACACTTGGACCAAACGCGGCCCACAGTCTTTGTTCTAAATCATTAGAAGAAATCGAGAATCCATATGTGCCAACTCTTGATGAAGTTGATGCATTACTTAGACATCTATCATATGCACAATTTACTTTAACTGAGTTGACCAATGGCTATGCCTGGTCAATACTAAATGAAAATAGCAATTTACCTATCAGCGATACCAAAGAATAAAAGCGAAACCAAACTAGCAGTTCTTAAAAGATTTGGCGAAGGCATTTTAAAATCGTCAGATCAAGTGGAATTGGTTAACGGATTTGACTTAGTCCCCTGCGATGTTGCTGTCATGCAAGGATTTGTACATAAAGATACGAACCCTCCACATTTGCAATTACGCAAACGTATACTTGACAATCATAAAAATGTTATAGTAATTGATAGCAATTTGTTTCAATTTGCCAATGCTGAACTGGCAAATTATTATCTACGCTATAGTCTTAATGGTATATTTCCAACCACTGGTTTTTACTTTGATAACAAAATAGACGCATCAAGATGGCCATCTATTAGTGACCGATTGAACATCAAACTACGAGAGTATAGGACTACCGGAAAGCATATTTTAATTTGTTTACAGAGAGTAGACGGTTGGAGTATGGGCAGTACCAGCGTTCAAGACTGGCTAGATCACACTGTTAAAAAGATTAAAAAATATTCTAATAGACCAATAATAGTTAGAAAACATCCTGGTGATAAAAAACAGGATTATTTAAAATTTTCAAATCAATACACAGTAAGTGCATCGCCTGATTTGATTGATGACTTAAAAAACTGTTGGGCAACTGTAACATATAACAGTAGTCCTGGTATTGCTAGTTTAGTTTACGGAATACCTGTATTTGTAACTGATATAGAGCCCAGACAAAGTCAAACGTGGCCAGTTTGCAATACTAGTTTAAAATTAATTGAAAATCCAATAATGCATGATAGAACAGATTGGATTAATAAAATTAGCCAAAGTCACTGGAATAACGACGAGGTTGCCAGCGGGGAGGCATGGAAATTTATTAGAGAGCGCCTTTGTATTTTAGAATCCAGTCTTTGTTAAATTGTTCTACTACTTGATAACCCCAATTTTCTAATATTTTAATTGCTGGAGTTTCATTCATATCATTTTGATACTCGTGCTTTTGTTGTTCAACAACTAGTATTGGTTTGTTTCTTTTGATAGTATCCATTGCACCAGCAAGTATTTCTTCTTCAAAACCCTCAACGTCAATTTTAATCATATCAATATTGTCAAAGTTAAAACTATCCAGGGTTTTCAAAGGAATAGTGCCTTTGCCTATAGAAGTTTGATCAACGTGAGTGTGCCCAGTATTTCCTTGTACAATGTTCATTTCTATAAAACTTTCAGTCTGACCCAATGCCATTTGATGAATAGTGTAATTAGTTTTGGAAACATTTTTCTTAAAGCATTCAATAAACTCTGCCACAGGCTCAAACGCTATAACATGATCAAACGCATTGACCAGGTCACAAGACCATAACCCCACATTTGCCCCAATATCAATACATACCCTCCGTTGACCACAAGCCTCAATTGCCGCATCTCTTGCTCGCCATTGATATCTGGCAACGCCGTCTTTTAATATACTTTTATTAAGCATCCTTGGGAAATGGTCGTCATAGTCTGGGAACCAAAAATTATGTGATTGTATCATTGCCAGTAACTCTCTTCTCTTTTTATTTTTAAATCAGTTGTGAGACTTTTTCCATAATCTTTTCTTTTACCCTTAAGATGATCTAGATACTTGCCTAAGTCAGTATTAATAAAAGGATGTCCTTCACCAGTGATTAAATTGGAACTCCAGTCAAGTTCATTTAGTTGCATAGGTTTTCTTACTGCATCAAATACATAACTGTCATGCCATTCATCTAAAGTAAAGATACCATTGTCGGCGTCATCATAAAATTCTTGAAATCTTTTTAAAAAATTCTGCGTATTTTTAGATTTTAAATTCAATGAATAAAAACCACATTCGCTAAACTTATTTTTACGTCCAAGAAAACAAATGTCTTTATCTTCTGGAATAAACGTATCTAAAAACTCTATAGACATTGCGCTATGACAAAATATATCAGCATCCATCCATATTAGCACATCGGCATTGGTTCTTTTGGCAGCCGCAAATATAGCATACACTTTATGACTAAATCTAATTGCGTTCCATTTAAAACCTTTGCCCGCATCACGACGCATTGATCTAACAGGATCATTGGTAACATCACCGTTGGCTTTGGGCTCGTTGGCCCATTTGGCTTTAAATGCAACTAGTTCGGGACTTTCCTTTGCTAGGTCAAACCATTCTACATTATTGGTTGGTTCAGGAGTACAATCTTCGGCATAGGCCATGAGTTGTATAGGCATGTTAATAGCAAAGCTATTAATGAACCTCCTGGCGTATGCATCTAATCCGTTTTGATTAAATGTTGTGACTGCTGTGAATTTTCTCAAGCTAACCTCTGTTACAGTTAAATATGTGGTTATTTACATTGGATATTTAGTGACCACACTCGCCTACTTCCCAAATAGTTCTGCTCTAAATTCGCAAGAACCATTGACAGCATTATTAGATGGTGCCCGCCGTGGGGGTATGACCCCCGTAGAGAACAGTCTAGATGCTGATTGTGCAGTGATATGGTCAGTGTTGTGGCATGGGCGAATGAAAGCAAATCAGGCTGTGTACGAACACTATCGTCAGCACAGTCGCCCGGTTATTTGCATTGATGTTGGTGCTCTGAACCGAGGACACACATGGAAAGTGGCTGTGAACAACATTACCGCCGCAGGATATTATCATCATAATGAAAATTTAGATTGGGATCGCCCTAAAAAATTGAATGTATTACTGTCCAAGCCAAAGTCCAATAACAATCAAATACTCATAGCGGCACAGCATAAAAATAGTTTACAAGTTGAAAAGTTGTCTTCAATTGAAGATTGGGTCACTGACCAAGTAAAACAAGTAAAACAATATACTGATCGTGCTATAGTAGTTCGCCCACATCCTAGGTGTCGTTTAGATGTGAATTTTATCCCACAAGATGTTGAAATACAACAACCTATTCGTTTGACCAACACCTATGACAGTTTTGACATGACATTTGATTATCACACTGTGATAAATTATAACAGTGGTCCAGGTATTCAAGCGGCCATCACTGGTGTTCCTGTATTGGTAGATTCAACCAGTTTGGCTCATCCGATTGGTATTGATATTTCTGAAATAGATGCTCCTGACCAAAAAGATAGATATCAATGGTTTGTTGAAATATGTCACACTGAATATACTGTTGACGAATTAAGAAATGGATTATGGCTAAAAAGGCTCAAAGAAAAGCTCTC